CATTTACATATAAATACACCTAGTTTTTTTGAGATGGCAAGAAATTTTACTAAAGCTGCAGGTAAACATATAGCTAATGGTATGAAAGCGGTAACTCAGGAAGTATATATGGACAGATTAGATGCATGTAATAACTGCCCAAATTTAATAAAAGATAAAAAGAGGTGTGGGTTATGTGGATGTATATTAGAACATAAAGCTAAATGGGAAACTGCTACTTGCCCTGATACACCATCTAGATGGGATATTAAGAATGGATCTGATGAAGATGTAGATTATCCAAGAACTGGTGGATTAAGTCCAGATACAGGACCAAGAAATTAATGATTAGAGATAAAAGGGAGATAATACATTATTTAGCTAATAAATATAATTTACCTTTAAGTAAAATAGAAGAAATAGTTGAACATCAATTTAAAGTTGTATCAACAGTTATGGGGAAAGGGGAATTTGCTACTATACGAATTCCGTATTTTGGTAAGTTTTCTGTAAATCCTAATAGAGTTAAACATATAAATAGATTAAAAAATGAGAGCAGTAAGATTAAAGATTAGTTACATACTTCATCGTATAGGGTTTCACAATAAGAAATGTAGAAGAAGATTATATTCAACAGAAAAAGATTATATTTGTATGGTTACAGGTAATACACATAAAAAATTTACATTGTGATGGATGATACAGATATAAATATTTTATTAGAAATGGGTGTATGGGTTCAGGTAAATCCTGTTACATTAAACAATAAAGAAATGTGGAATTGTATAATTTATAAAAAACCTAAAAATAATTGGATTACTGATAAAGTTAAATCTTTTAAAAGTCCTAACAAATGTTATGATTGGGCATTATCAATATTAACAATAAATTATTAATTATGGCAAGATATAGATGTACTGGATGTGGAGCAACGAGAGAATTACACAAAACTACTACAGTATTAGTAAAAGACAAATGGGTTACTAAGGAATCTTTATGTACATGTGAAGATAATAAATATATGTCACAAGTATATGATGATAGTTATGAAGGTATGCCTAATATAAGAAGAACTGAAGAATCATTAACAAAAAAATAAAAACAATGACGTTTAGACAAACTTTAAAGAAACAATTAAGAGATAGAGGAGCTGTAAAAGGCAGGAAATGGTTTACTAAGCTAAATACTGAAGGGTTAATAAAAGAAATTAAAATGGTATTTAATGCAGAAGAGTACGCGGCTGCAAATCCTAATAGAAAACTATACGGAGATCAGGCATTAGCTACAATATTAGAAAAAGATAAAATTATGAAAGATGAGATTAGTAGATGATTTAATATTTATTAAAGATGGTAAATTAGCTATACCTAGTGCGTATGCTTGTACTATTCTTGAGTTTAAAGGTTTAAAAGCAGAAGAACTGTCTTTTGTATACTTTATGGTGGACCATAGATCTCCATATTCAGTGTATGAGTGGGAACAGCGTATAAAAGAAGTTACAGAAAGTATATTTGATGAAGAATTAAAATGGAAACCTACAACTAAGGTTATGGCTGCATGTGCTAAGTATGATAAACTTATAGAAACGTCTGCAGTTAGATTATTAAAAGCTGCTAAAGAATCTATAATGAAATTAGAAAGATATTTTAGAACAATAGATCTTACATTGTTAGATGATAGGGATAAACCTATTTATTCAGCTAAAGATCTTATATCTAATTTAGAAAAAATGGGGAAGGTAGTAGATGGCCTTACAAAACTAGAAGAAATTGTACAAAGAGAAGAACAAGCTGCCAACTCAAACCGGGGTGGAGTAGAAGTTAATAAATACAACATGTAATGGATTTTATGGAAGAAATAGCACTGTATAACTTAGCAATGGAAAATGCATATGCATTAATTGTTGGGGATTTAAAATTAGATGAATTAATGATAGAATTAGATTATGAAGATAATGAGCACGATGATGTGCTTCCTTTACCTTTTAATCCTTTTAGTGGGGATGATATATCTAACTCTATGATTGACATAGTTATAAATCATTATACAGGACTAGAAGAATATGAGAAATGTGCTAGATTAGTGAAAGCTAAAAAGAGTGATTCTTAAAAATACAGACAGATTTAGAGGATCTGCGTTGCACTTTTTAGAGTTTGGGTATTACACTCAATCTCTTCCGGGTACTAAAGATTATTATGATTTTTGGGACGAAGAAAAGAAAAAATGTTTGTATGGGTATACTGCAGACAAAGATACAGATGATGAACTACATGTTACAGGCTTCCATTATTTTTATCTTAACTATTGCCCTATAGATAGAGCTATAGATGAAATTATGCCTGATGGATCTATGCAAGCAAAACGTGAAAGAACATTTCCTGCATTTTATGATGGTGATTATGAGTATTTTCATGAGATAGATATAGCTAGATCAAAAAATAAACATATGATTGTCTTAAAAGCCAGGCGTAAAGGATACTCATATAAAGCAGGATCAATGCTAGCTAGAAATTATTTCTTTGTAAAAAATTCAAAAAACTTTGTGTTTGCAGGGCAAAAAGAATACTTAATTGGTGATGGACTCTTATCTAAAGCGTGGGAGTTTTTATCATTTATAGATGACCATACAGCATGGGCTCAACCAAGGCTCAGAGACAGAGAAATGAGTAAAATGTCTGGATACAAAAAGAAAGTAAATGGTGTAGATATTGAAATGGGGATGAAATCCCAAATAATTGGAGTAAGTTTAAAAGATGCTCCAGACAAAGTGAGGGGGAAGGCGGGAGAATTAGTTTTCTTTGAGGAAGCTGGTTCTTTCCCCGGACTACTCAAAGCATGGGAGGTAACAATGCCAACAATGAGACAAGGATCTAAAACTTTAGGAATGATGGTAGCTTTTGGTACAGGTGGTACAGAAGGCTCAGATTTTGAAGCTATGGAAGAGATATTTTATAATCCAGAAGCATATGATTGTATGGATTACGATAATATATGGGATGAAGGATCTTTAGGTACTAAATGTGGGTATTTTATTCCAATATATAAAAATTTAGATGGATTTATAGATAAACAAGGTAATTCTATAAAGAGCCAAGCTATTGAGTATGAAGATAAAATGAGAGAGAAGAAAAAGGGAGCAGCTGATGCAAAATCATTAGATCAATATATAGCAGAGCATCCATTCTCTCCGCAAGAAGCTACTCTACAAGTCACAGCTAATTTATTTGATGTAGCATCTTTACAAGAGCAGTATAATATGGTTAAGGCTAAAAATTTACAAGCTATAGGTACTATAGGAGATCTTTATCATAATACAAAGGGAGAAGTTAAATTTAAAATTAACGGAGATTTAAGGCAGATAACTAAGTACCCACATCGTAAAGATGATGACACTACAGGGGGAGTTGTTATATATGAAGCACCTTATAAAAATGCAGCTCAACATGTTCCTTTAAATATGTATATAATTTGTCATGATCCGTATGGACAAAGTCAAGCTGCTGATTCAAGCTCATTAGGTGCTGCATATGTTATTAAACGTGTAAATAATATATCCACTCCAGATGATATTATAGTTGCTAGCTATGTAGGTAGGCCAAACAGTTCAGATGATTTTAATAGAAATTTATTTTTATTAGCAGATTATTATGGGTGTAAAATTGGATTTGAAAATGATCGAGGAGAAGTTATTCCTTATGCTAAAAGATTTAGAAAAATGCATAAACTACAGGAAGAATTTGAAATGCTAGATAAAAAAGAACTTCAATCTAAAAATGTTAAACGTCAATATGGAATGCATATGACAGAGGCAAGAAAGAAGCAAGGAGAAATCTATATTAGAGATTGGTTAAATACTCCTAGATCTACTGATGTAAATGGAAAAAAAACTTTAAATTTGCACAAAATATATGATTTAGCTTTTTTAACTGAATTAATTAAATTTAACCATAAAGGGAATTTTGATAGAGTAATGGCATTTATGATTGGTATGTATCATACAAGAGAATTGTATAATGCAGAAGTAAAAGATATATTAGAAGATAAAACTGCAGATGAGTGGTTTGAAAGAAATTTTTATTAGTGGTATATTTATAAAGATTAAAGTATTATTTATCTACGTAGTAAAAGCGAAGATAAATTTAATTAAATTTGTAAGATTATGGGATATGATAAAATACCGAGGCAAAAGCTCTCGATAACAAAAAAAAATAAAGAATGGAGAGAAGCATGTGTAGAAGCATATGTAGATCTTTCTAGTTCAGGTTCAGGTTTTTCTAAAAGAAGAACTGAACTAAGAGATTTATATGACTATTATAACGGTATAATTGATGATGCTGATTATAATTACGTGTTGAAGCCTTATGGAAAATCTCGTAAGAACTTCCCATCCCAAATGCGTAACTACCCAATCATTAAACCCATAATTGATCTTCTTCTAGGGGAAAAATCTAAGAGGCCTCTCAATTATACCGTTACAGTACAAAATTCAGATAGTGTGTCTATGAAAGAAAACGCTAAATCTGAATTAATATTTAAAAATCTACAGCAACATTTTATGCAATCTGTCCAAAATCAAGGACAAGACATGGGAGTAGATTCTGAAGAAGAAATTGAATTACCTAAGAATATATCAGATATGTTTGAGTCTTCTTATGTAGATAATAGAGCTATTCTTGGTCAGAAGTCTTTAAATTATATTATGCAGGAGCAAGAAGTGTACGATAAAATACAAAAAGGATGGTTTCATTATTTAGTATCTGGAGAAGTTTATACGCATAGAGGTGTTAGAAATTCAGAACCTTTTTACGATATATTAAATCCTATTGATGTAGACTATGATTTAGATCCAGATTTAGAGTTTGTAGAAGACGGAGATTGGGCTTTAGTTAGAAAATACTCTCATGCCTCTACTATTATAGATCATTATTATGAAAGTCTTACTGAACAGCAGGTATTAGAATTAGAAGAACCTAGACATGCAGAAACAGGTGCATCTTATTTAAACGCACAATCTCCAAGCAATGATGAAAACTCTAATAGAAGTAGATTGCTGGAAGTTGTTAATGTTTATTGGAAATCAAGAAAACGTATTGGATTCTTATCATATTTAGATTATGAAACAGGAGTTATGGAGGAAGAAGAAGTAGAAGATGGATTTAGATTACCTATAGAGTTAAAAGAAGATGGAGCATCTCTTGAGTGGAAGTGGGTTAATGAAGTATGGGAGGGTACAAGAATTGATGGTAGAATATACATTAATATAAATCCAATAGCTAATCAAAGGTTATCTATAGAGAATCCTTCTAAATGTAAATTACCTATTAATGGTAGAAGATACTCTGATACTAATTCTAAAAATATATCCTTAGTTAAATTAGGAATACCTTATCAGTTAAATTATAATATCTATAAATATAGACTTGAAGTAGCTGTAGCTAAATCTAAAGATATTATAGCACAGTTTGATATTAATATGATCCCTAAAAAATGGGACATGGATAAATTTATGTATTTTGTAGATGCTACAGGTATTGCTTGGGTAGATTACAATAAAGAAGGTGTAAAACTATCACCACAACATCAATCTGTTTTAGATATGTCTATTAAAACTATTTCTCAATATATAGAATTATTAAACTCTATATCAATAGAGTGGGAAAAAATATCTGGAGTAAGTAGACAAAGACAAGGTGAGATTGGGGCTTACGAAGGTAAAGCATCTTCTCAGCAAGCTATATTACAATCTTCACATATTACAGAAGACTTATTTAGAAAATTTGAAAGATTAGAACAGAGAGATTTTCAAGCATTACTTGACTATTCTAAAGAAGCTTGGCTAACTGGTAAAAAAACTATGTATGCTATGCCAGATGGTACAACAGATTTTTTAGACATAGATAGTATGGATCATTTAGAATCTAACTATGGTATATTTGTTTCTGATGCAGGTAAGGATCAAGAAAAATTACAAAACATTAAAAGTTTAACACAAGCTATGATGCAAAATGGAGCTAAACCTGCAGCAATAGCAGAAATGATAGATAGTGATAGTTTTTCTGAAATTAAAAAGAATCTTAAATTAGCAGATAAAGCTTCAGAAGAGTTAGAAGCAGCTCAACAACAAGCTCAACAAGAAATGCAACAACAGCAAATGGAAGCTGAGCAAATGTCTCAACAAGCTGAAGGCTTAGAAAGAGAAAAAGATCGTCAAAAAGATATTGAGATTGCTCTTATTAATGCTGAATCTAAAAATGACGAAGCAGGCACTTCTTTATCTTTAGAAAAAATGATGAGAGATTTTGAAATTAAAGAAAGAGAATTAGATTTAAAAGTAGCAGAACTTACAGAAAAGTCTAGAGGTTCAG